GATCTCATTTTGATGCTCCTGTACTTATTTCATCAGGATACCGTTCTGGGGAACTTTGTATTGCTATTGGATCCAAACCTACATCCCAACATGCCGAAGGCAAGGCAGCAGACATAGAAGTATATGGGGTAGACAACAAAGAATTAGCAGAGTGGATCAGAGATAACTTAGAATTTGATCAACTTATTTTAGAATTTTATAGAGATGGAGAACCTGACAGTGGGTGGGTGCACTTATCATGGAGTTCTGGCGAGAACCGAAATCAAGTCTTGCGAGCAGCGAGAGACGAAGATGGTAGAGTAGTGTATAAGCCATGGTAGATATAGGAAAATATTAATGCCTCATAAAGATCCAATTAAAAATAAAGAGTATTCAAAAGAATACTATTTAAACAATAGGGAATATTTTAAACAATACCTTTTGGACAATAAGGAGAAAATATCCGAGCAAAAAAAAGAATACTATTTAGATAATAAAGAGAAAATTTCAGAGAGAAATAAAGAATGGTATTCAAATAATAAAGAAAAGATAAGAATTAAAGCTAAAAAAAGAAGATATGTAGATATAGAATATAGGTTAACATTGAGTTTAAGAGGACGACTTAACCAAGCATTGAATGGAAAAAGTAAATCAAAAAGAACTTTAGAATTACTTGGCTGCACCGTTAAATATTTAATTGAACATTTAGAAAAACAGTTTAAACCAGGCATGACTTGGGAAAATAGACATCTATTCCATATTGATCATATACGACCCTGTGCCAGCTTCGACCTAACCAATCCAAAACAACAATCTGAATGTTTTAATTACACTAATTTACAACCATTATGGGCAATAGATAATATGGTTAAAGGTGCTAAGTGGTAATATCAAGATCTCAAATGGCTAGACAATTAGAACCAGGTTTGGGCTCTGAATGGAAGGGTAAATATAAGAAGGTTATTAAACGTACCCATGGCAAAAAAACCAAACCCAATAGCAAAAAAGTTAAGTGATAGACGTTATAAGTCTAAGGTGGTACAATCTAAGAAATTGTACAACCGTGAAAGGATTAAAATAGTATGAGAAAAGTAATTAAAGCTTCAAAAGGATTTGGTCTTTTAGGTATGGGAGCAGGTTTATTAGAAAGATCTAAAGGAGCAAGGAGTTTTGCTAAAAATTTAGGAATCCTTCCAGCTTTAGTTTCTAAATATTACGACAAAAAAGCTAAGTCAGATGTTACAACTGGAGAGCAGACAGCGAAAGCTAAAAAAGGTAAAATGATGAAAGCATCAATGGGTTCTGAAGTAAGAACACGAGGTGTTGGAAGTGCAATAAGAGGAACTAACTTTAAAGGAGTATTTTAATATGGTCTATCCAATGGGCGGCGGAAAAAAGAATTACAAACTTACTGGTAAAATAGGTTCAAAAAAAGATTCTAAAAAACCAAAAAAGAAGTAGGTCATGAACCATGGCAACTTCTGGAACTACATCATTTAATCTAACTATAGATGACGTTATAGAAGAAGCCTATGAACGTTGTGGCATTAGAACTAATTCTGGAAATGATTTAAGATCCGCCAGAAGATCTTTAAACTTATTATTTTCTGATTGGGGTAACCGAGGAGTACATCTTTGGAAAGTTACTTTACAAACACAGTTACTAACTGCTGGAGTACTTCAATACGCAGCTCCTAGTGATTGTAATGATGTCTTAGAAGCTTATGTCTCTACAACTTCTGGAGTTACTTCTACTACACAAGATGTTTCTTTAACTAAAATTGATAGGTCTGCTTATGCGGCTCTTCCTAATAAAGGAACAACAGGACAACCTTCTCAATATTATATCTCAAGAGAAACAACACCACAAATTTATTTATACCAAGCTCCCGATGCTTCTACTTATACTTATTTAAAATATTATTACATTGGTAGAATTGAAGACACTGGAGCTTACACTAATACAGCCGATGTTGTATATAGATTTATGCCTGCTATGTGTGCTGGCCTAGCTTATTATTTATCTCAAAAAATAGCACCAGATAGAATTCAATTATTAAAACAATTATATGAAGATGAAATTATGAGAGCTTTAGAAGAAGACGGACAAAGAACGTCCTCTTACATTTCACCTCAAAACTATTATCCAGCGGGTTAATTTATGGGCAATCAAGCAACAGGTAAAAAATCTCTATCCATATCAGATAGATCAGGAGCAGCGTTTCCTTACAGGGAAATGGTAAAAGAGTGGCAAGGATCGTGGGTACATATTTCTGAATATGAACCAAAGCATCCTCAATTAGATCCTCCTTATCATAAAGCAGACGCTATTGCTTTAGCAAATGTTAGATCGCAAGATTTTCAACAACCTGAAGATATTAATGGAGTAGATGCAGATTCTGGAGGACAAGGAATGTGTACAGTTTCTTTAGAACTACCAGGAGATTTTGCTTATAATTCAACAGGAATGATTCCAGAAGACGGGTCTATTCAAAACATAAGAAGACAGGCTATAATGCAAGCAGGAAGTGTAACAGTGGTAATATCATAATGGCTATATCATACGCACAATTTTTAACTCAAATTAGAAACTATACTGAAGTAGGAGACACCACATTAACGGATACTTTAATTGAACAATTTCTTACTAATGTAGAACTTAATGTTGCAGGTAAAGTAGATTACGATGATTTAAGAAAATATTCTACTTCTAATTTTATAACAGGACAAAGATATATAACCATGCCTGCTGACTTTGTACTAATGAGAAGTATGGAGACTATTGTTGGAACCAATAGATCTTTTTTAGAAAAAAGAGACCAAACTTACATAACCGAATATAACGAATCTGGTGCAACAGGTATACCCGTATCGTACGCTATGTGGGATGAATTTACTGTTGTAGTAGCGCCTATTCCAGATTCTACTTATCAGGTACAGGTTAATTATGTAATAGATCCACCTCATTTCACTGCTTCTAATAATACTTATTTATCACAGCATCAACAATCTATTCTTTTATACGGCGTATTATCAGAGTCTTTTTCTTATTTAAAAGGACCTCTAGATATGTACAAACTGTACACAGACAAGTATAATGAGGATGTGCAATCTTTTGCTTTACAACAAATGGGCAGAAGACGTAGAGATGAGTTTATGGATGGAGTACCTAGAATTAAAATAGATTCACCATCACCGTCTTAAAAATTAATAAGGAGAATAAAAAATGGCTATAACAACAAACGCAATATGTAATTCTTTTAAACAAGAACTATTGCAAGCAGAACACGATTTTGACACATCAGGATCTGGTGGTAATAAATTTAAATTAGCGTTGTATGAAGATACAGCTACTTTAGGAAAATCTACAACCTCATACACTACTGGTGCGGAAGCTTCTTCACCATCAGGATATACAGCAGGCGGAGGCGCACTAGTAAATAGTGGAACTTCCCTTTCTGTAAATACAGCAATTACTAACTATGCTAACTTTTCGTTCGCAGGTGTTACATTAACTGCAAAAGGCGCATTAATTTATAACACGAGTAATGCTAATGCCGCTGTGTGTGTTTTGGATTTCGGTGGAAATAAAACTGCAACTGCAGGAACTTTCACAGTTCAATTCCCAGCATTCACTAGTTCAGCTGCGATTTTAAGAATTAGTTAAGGATTAACGCATGTCAGCGTCTCCTTGGGGTTCTAATGATTGGGGCGAACAAGCCTGGGGAGATAACGGCATAGATGTATCTGTTTCTAATGCTTGGGGAGAACAAGCATGGGGAGAATTCGCTTGGGGCGAAGGAAATAATCTAAATACTTTAACTACACAAACAAATCCTGTTACCGTTGATATTAGTGTTAACGTAACTTTAACAGGAATTTCATTAACTTCTGTAACTGGGGAAGTAGTTACTAATGCAGATGGACTTGCTATAGTAACAGGAAGTCAATTAACTTCTGTAGTTGGAAATGAAGATACAGAGGCAGATGGACTTGCTATAGTAACAGGAAGTCAATTAACTTCTGTAACTGGAGAAGTAGATATTGCTGCAAATGGTAATATCTTTATTAATGTTACTGAGCATGACATGGCAGTAACTCTTGGTGATGTCACAGAAGAAATTGCAGTAGGTCCAATTACAACAGGTTCTGAATTAACTTCTGAAATAAGTTCAGTTACAATAGATTTAAATACACTTGTAAATGTTACAGGATCTGCATTAGCTCCAGCAGTAGGAGAGGTGGACGCTGTAGCTGTTTATGCAGTAACTGGTTCTACTTTAACTCTTATTGTTGGTAATGAAGATACAGAGGCAAACGCTAATGTAAATGTTACAGGATCTGCATTAGCTCCAGCAGTAGGAGAGGTGGACGCTGTATCCGTAGCCGAGGTTACAGGGTCAAGCTTAACTTCTTTAACTGGAAGTGTTATAATATCAGCTACTGCCAATGTAAACGTTACAGGTTCTTCTTTAATAATAAGCACTAGTGGCGCTAAAGTAATAGCTTGGGCTGAGGTGAATACAGGAACAAGCGTAATTTGGACTGATGTTGATATTGCAGCATAAAGAAACTATAATACTAATATTAATAAGGATATAATAAAATGGCATCAAGTTATACAGATTTAGGTCTAGAATTAATGTTCACAGGGGAAAACTCTGGAACATGGGGCGATAAAAC